GCCTTTAGATCCTTATGGTTTTCCGGGGGATGGTAGACAAGTTCAACCCGGATCTATGGATTTCTTAGGTGGTTTACAAGAAAAATATGAAGGAACACCGATAGCAGAAGGCCCTGCAAAACTAGGTGAACCTCAGATAAGTCCTGCACAAGAAGCAGCACTGAATATGGAAAAAGAAATACACGATCAACTCACCGACACTGGTGCAGTTAACGTATTAAGGACTGCTATATTTGAACAAATACTTCTTGGAACTGGTGTAATCAAAGGCCCAATGTTAAAAAACAAAAGATTACATAGGTGGTCAAGAAACGAACTTGGTGAAAGACAATACATGCCAAGTGAAATGTTGTGTCCAGAAATAGAGTCCGTATCGTGTTGGGATTTTTTCCCAGATCCGTCAGCAGTAAAGTCTGAGGACTGTGAGTACGTTATACAAAGACATCGTATGAATAGACAACAGCTACGTAATTTAGCTAACTATCCATATTTTAATCTTGAAGCTATTGACAACGTTATAGCAAAAGGTCCTAATTACGAAGATAAATATTACGAAGATACTATTCGTGATGATGAAACAGAGCCAAACTATAATAAAAATAGATATGAAGTGTTAGAATACTGGGGTATCATGGATAAATCTTTTATCGATGGTGCAGGAGGTTTAATTGATCAAGATGTATCTAGCATGGATCAATTGCAAGTTAACGTTTGGGTGTGTGGCACTGAAGTGATTAGATTTGTTCTTAATCCATTTACACCTGCACGAATACCATTTCACGTTTTTCCTTACGAAATAAATCCATATCAAATATTTGGAACTGGTGTGCCAGAAAACATGGAAGATGCACAGTTACTAATGAATGGTCATATGAGAATGGCTATAGATAATTTAGCATTAGCAGGTAATCTTGTATTTGACGTAGACGAAGCAAGTTTAGTACCCGGTCAAAACATGGATATATTCCCCGGTAAAATATTTAGACGACAGTCTGGTGTGACTGGAACTGCTATCAACGGTTTAAAGTTTCCAAACACAGCACCAGAAAACATACAGATGTATCAGCTATCAAGGCAACTTGCAGATGAAGAAACAGGTATACCATCTATAATGCACGGACAAACAGGCGTTAGTGGTACTGGTAGAACGGCTGCAGGTTTATCGATGTTGATGGGTGGTGCAAACTTATCCATGAAAACAGTTATAAAAAATATAGATGATTATCTCCTTAAACCTTTAGGAGAAGCATATTTTCAGTGGAACATGCAATTTAATGATGATTCACCTGATATAGTAGGGGACTTAGAAATAAAACCACGAGGAACTGCGGCAGTTATGCAAAAAGAAGTACGCAGTCAGCGTTTAACAGCATTGTTACAAACTGCTACCAATCCTATGCTTGCACCTTTTGTTAAAATACCAAACTTAATTAGAGAATTAGCAATAGCACAGGACATAGATCCAGACAGTTTAGTTAATGATGAAAACCAAGCAAAGATATTTGCAGAAATATTAAGAGGTCTAAATGAATTACAACAGGCTGAAACCCCTAATCAACAACCCAACAGCATGGCAGGCACTGGAGGAATGGGTCAAGCACCAACAGACGGTGGTGTTCAGGGGGTTGGTGCAGGCGACATCGGAGTTGGAGCTACGCCAGTTGCAGGGGAAAGCGGCTTTACTGGAAACAATCCTAACATTACAGAACAACAGCAAGAGTAATTAATGACAAGAGGAATTGCACGACAGATAGATTTATTCAAAAAAGAAAAATCTGCTGAAGAGTTTTTAAGTTTATTACCACCAGACGCACGGTTGGTTACTCTCCCTGATGGCTCAGTTGTTGTGCGTCAAGGTAATAGAACTTACAAAGTTCCAAGAAATATTAATAACCAAGTGCGTGAAGTTGCAAGTAACGTCACTGATTTACCTTCTAGATCTTTCGTAACTACAGGTTCAGCATCAGGAGACGGTACAGAGATTGAAGAAGGAAGTACAACAGATCAAATATCTGTATCTTCAGGTTCAGACTTTTTAACTAACGTTGGAGGTGTGGGTGCAACAACTTTTGATTATGATTTAAGTGAAGCTGATTTGATGGAAGCTATTGAGCTTAGAGAGTCTGCGTACGGTGTAGATTCAGTAGAGACAACTACAAGAATAAATGCTGATGGTCAAGAAGAAAAAGGATTTGTTCAACGTGTAGGAGACAGATTATACGAAATATTTGTTTCAGGCCCATCACAAGTCATAACAGAAGTTAGTCCAGTATCAGGTAAAGATGTTGCAATTCGTGTCCCTTCCCTTGAAGGAGTTGCTAGTGCATCTACTATATTTAGTCCTATCCCCGGATTAGGTCAACTAGCAGGTAAAGCAGGTGAAGCTTTCATAGATAAACAAATGGAAGATGTTGAACAAGCACAGTTGGGTGTACCCGGATTTGGTGCAGTGCAAGTCCAAGATTTATCTACTGGACAGTTAATAGACTTGACAGCATCTCCTACAGGTAATGCTCTTACAAAAGCTTTGGGATTAGATACTGGGTCAGTAGGAACATTTGCTGAGTCTACAGCAACAGGACCTTTTGTGACACCTGATGGACAAGTTTTTTCAACACTTTCAGAAGCTGCAAACTACGTTGGATCAAATAGATTTATTAGTTCGTATGCTGCTAAAGGTATGACGGCATTTGGAGATGTGCCTAAAGAAGTTGATCCGAGCAGAGTCCTTGACCCTAGAATAGAAAAAATAGGTGTTTATGATCCTGATGACGGCACAGTTGATTTAGGTTTTAGTAGAAAAGGTGAGGTAACTGGAGTTGCAATAGATGCAAATGGTAATGTAAATTTTAAAACAGGTCGAGGTGGTTTCGTTACAGGTATGGGTGAAATGATAACAACCACTAGAGGTATAGGATTTACTGGCTTGAGAGGAGATATTGCTCAAGCAAAAGACATAACTCCTACAATGGCAACAGATCTTTTAAGCAAAATAGATCAAGGTACAATTACATCTACACCAAAAACTACAGAGTATTTAGAAAATATAGTTGGAGATATTACAACTCCACCAATGACAGGAATATTTGCTCCACCAGAAAGAAGTCCAATTGTTGATATCCCTACCGTTGAAACAACAGACGTGCTAGAAACACAAACTAGAGGAGTTGGTGATCAGATAAAAGAAGATGGTTTTACGTTAACAGATTTAGGGGGTGTAACCTACACTGGTGGAGGAGACACAACAGGAGGGTATACTTTTAGTGAAACTCCAACTACTGATGTGTACAGTGAAGGTAGTTTTGATATAGATACAAGCAGTGATATTAATTCAGGTGTTGATCAAGAGACAGGAGATGCAGGATTTGGATTTGGTGATGAAGCAGGTTTTGACTTTAAAAAAGGTGGAGAAGTACCAAAACAAGAAGGTGGCACTACTGTAAAACCTGTATCACAAATCGTGCAGGGTGCAGGATTTATAGCACCACAACAAAACGCTACAGATCAACAAACTATAGCAGACGACATACCGATGGAAGCAGAGGAGGGTGATTTTATCATCAACGCACCTGCTGCAGAGTTTGCAGGTAGACAAGATATTGTTGATATGATACTAGAAGCAATTAACAGTTTAAAAGAGAAAGGGGTTGACATTCAGTATGGAAACCCTAAAATACCTATAAAGAGTAGAGTTCAACTCGCAGTATCACGAAATGAAGTTTATATACCAAAAGTTATAGCAGAAGAGATTGGTTACGACAAACTAGAAAAGATAAATAATCGTGGTAAACGAGAGGTAGAACGAAGACAAAAAGAATCTCAGAGACAAGTCAATCGTGGTGGTTTTATAAGTAAAGCAAACGGTGGTGACGTTGAAGACAAATCAAGTTTGCTTCTTGGTACTGATGACAGCAATTTTTTACAAGACTTAGGCAGATCCGTTATTGATCAACTTGGTGATAAGATAAGAGGTTTTTTATCTAAAAAAGAAGAAATGCCTACACCTACACCAAGACCTAAAAGTATACTACCAAAACAAAAAGAACAAGATGACTTGAAAGGATTGGAAAAAAGACCGTTTGTTAAAAAAGATGAACCTAAATATACAAACTTTAGAGATCTTATAACACAAAGAAAATTTAATTTAAATTTACCAAAAGAGAGAGAAGACGCTTACGATTTGTTAAATTTATTAGAGGTAAATCCAAAAATTGATCCTCGAAAAGGAAATGTTCCAACAAATACGAGTGGTTTCACCGTAGGAATAGGATTTGATTTGGGAAAACATGACGCAAACGATTTAAAGAATTTTAATTTCTCTGATAGTTTGTACAACAAGTTACTCCCTTTTGTTTCAAAAGTCGGTGAACAAGTACAAACAGATCCTAATTTTATGTTGACGGATGAAGAGTTAGATGAAGTAAACTCAGTTGTTCTAAATAAAAAATATAATGAATTTGAAAAGGCTTTTCCTGTATACAAAAATATTGATCCCCTAGATAAGGCAGTTATGTATTCAGCTTATTATTTAGGAGCATTAACAAGAGAAAAGAACCCTTACACTACGTTTATGAAAATATATAAAGACACAAATAATATAACAAGAGCTTTAAAAGAGGGCATAGTAGATAGAATTAACAATCCAAAAAACTATGAAAGTGAAAGAGCAACCAAAGCACTAAATTGGTTGGCAAGTAAGATGCCCAAACCTAAACGTAGACCAGAAAGAATTCAGGACAAACCTGATATCAGATCATTTTTATCACCACAGCTTAGTGCTTGATAAAAAAGATTTCGTTAGCTACCCACAGTATTAGTGGCCCTAACAAACCGAAGCAGCTACCCACAGCCAGTGGCACTGCATGAACGAGGTATAAAACTATGGCAAAACAAGTAAAAGGCGTAAGAGCTAATAAACCAAATGATTCTTTTGGTACAATAAATGAACCAAATCTTTATCGTAATAAGTATCGACAAGATCTTTACAAAGATGATGATGAGGAACAAAAAGTAGAAGAAGAAGCAAAACAAGACGAAACGGACACTTCGCAAGAAGCCACTCCAAAAGGTGAA